GGATACCAACTCCTGATACCACCACCAGTATGCCCAAAGTCCACTCCAGAATAGTCTGCTTGATCTGCGCTTTACGATACAGAGTGTTTTGACGATCCTTGCGAACCTGAGCTTCAATCTTGAGTAGTTCTTCCCAAGCACTGTGACCATAGGCAAACTGAATATACTGCTTAATTTCCGCACGAAGAGCCTCCGCCTGTTTCTTCTTAGCAAATATGTCCATTGCACTTGGGCCTGAACTACCGAATAATATGGCATACCAAGGTTGATCCTCAGCCCTCTTATGTGCAAAGTTAATATCAGAGATAGCCCCAGCGAACTTAGCTAAGTCATTAGAGATGCCACCAATGTCCTTACCTAATTGTATCCCACGTTTAATGGCTGATACGGCTGTCTGAGCGGCAGCAAATGCTGTAAAAGGATCAATCATTTGAATCTAACCTCTATAGGACACACATAATTATAACTCACCCTGTAAACCCTGTCGTACCAAAGACCGTTCTTCGGTAGACCACAGTCGTAGTAGCAGTATTGAAACAGCCGATTACCCCCGTCAGTCCAAGCATGGTTAAAGGACACAAAGGCAAGGATACAGATCACTGTCGCTCTGACATCTTCTCTACAGCAGAACGAATGGCTTTGATGTTCTCATCAATTCTAGCCATAGATACAGCTTGGTTTTGAACGGAGGCCTCAAGACGACTAACTCTTATTTGAGTCTCTGTAATATCCTTACGGTTACTCTCAATGTCAGACATCATCATAGATACAGTCCAGACGATTGCTGCACCTTGAGTAATGAGACCTAAGATTAACCCTATAGATAAATTATTGTTAATCATCTCTTTGCTCATGGGTACGTCTTTCGGTCAAGCTCAAAGTGAGGTGCATCGTAGAAGCTCTTCCAGTCGCCACCCCATACGATAGGGATTTCTAGTTCTTCTGCTGCTTCCTTCATAGCTTCAGCCATTTGCTCAAAGCGTTCTAGGTCTTCCCAATCAACAGGATAAGGAACCATATCTACAGCATGACCTGTGATGTGTCGTGAGTTCAAGGTAGTTGACTTACCAGCCTTGAGTAGCTCTCGTTGACGGTTGATGTGACGGATACCTTCGATGACTGTAAAGTCAACCTCAGTGATCTCTATTGCTCGTTTCACTACAGCGACCATATCGGGGTTAACTCCTGACAAGTTCTGTAGGCTGCGTGTTCCAAGTTTGTATGACATTAGTATATCCTTATTCTGGCTTAGTAGGCCATGTTGGGCTTGCTGGGTCTGTCGTATTCTCTGGCAGATCACGAAGCTGCTGACGGTAGGTGGCCCACTCCTGCTTCTTAACGTCTGACAGTGGGCTGTCATTAAATTGCGTCCAGTCGGATTCGGCCAATGCTTTATTTCTGTCCTCACGCAAAAGGTCATATGCAGAAGGCTCATCAATTTCTATGGTCACATTAGGTAATTGCTCTACAGAGGAAATTAACACCCCATCAGCCCATGTCTGACCAATAAAGTCATTATTGGCTTCACCCTCAAAGACGTTTAGAATGTTATCATCTGCGTCCTTAATGGCCCAGCTTCTTTCAATAGTAACCATTATAGTTTGCTCCAAAATAATCCACCGGGGCCACCAACCCCAGCGACTCTGCTGCCATCACATCTAGCACCACCGCCGCCGCCGCCTATGCCGCCGTCCCCTGCCTCACCTCTGTGCTGAGATCGCACAGAGCCTCCGCCAGAAAATAGGCCACCATCTCCCGCATATGCAGTTCCATCGTCGCCGCCATAGAAAGCACCTACGCCTCCATTAAAACCAAAAGTTCTATTTAGGCTCATAATCAATCTGGTGTCAGAGGTTGAGGGGTATTGTCCGTAGGGGCTTCCACCCGGCGTTGGCCCAAATGCGCTCGTTGTACTCGCTTCGCCATCACCAAAAAAGTTAACGCCACCCCCGGCACATGGGTGACCAGCACTAACTGTTGCACTCCCACCAGTTCTTGCAATGTTGGATAGCAAGGTTACAACACCTGTATTGAAAGATGCAGTGCCGCCAGATGCTGTCCCACTTGAGCTGTTGTAACTTGGCGCTCCAGCTCCACCATTCGCCGTTGCGATAATACTGCCGCCATAGCTGAATGTAGAGGCCGTACCTGCATTAGCAATTCCACCACCGATTGTTCCGCCATTTCCCCTTGCAAAGTATAGGGAAGTTGATCCGTTCCAGTCAAAAGCAAAGATGCAGCAGCCACCGCCACCGCCACCACCCGCCGTCTGACTGGTTTCATCTGTGTCGCTTACAGTTCCAGAACCCCCGCCGCCAACCATGACAAAGACATACAGACCAGCGCCATCTAGGTAACTATTTATAGTTGATGAGCTACTAACGTGACCGAATGGCCCACCCACCAATGCGCTAGTATGGGAGTCATTAGTAAAAGAAATATCACCTCTTACCGTAATATCGCCACGGAAAAGACCTGAGTTTACTTCAATGTCACCCGTGTCACGCTCCAGCTTCCACCCAGAGGTGTTTGCCACATAGTTATCTGACTCAAGATCAGAGGTGACTTGGATAGCGCCGGAAGGCGAGGTGAACTCAATAGTTTGAGCTGAGGTCAAACCATCAATAGTTACCGTGAAATTAGATGACCATTCCTTAATACTCGTGTCGGTTATATCAATGCCGGGCTGGGACAGAGACCAATCAGAAGTAAGCCCCGAAAATGATGCTGTTGATATATTGTAGCTACTTGCTGAAGGAGTGCCGGGTTGATTTGACTGAAGCACTTGATAATAAACCTTGCCAGTGACTACAGTGTCCCCCGCTGATCCTGCGATACCGTCATCTCCAGCAATACCCACGATAGACGCCGCAGTAAACTCTGAGGCCGCAATCGTGTCGGTCGATGTGTTGGAGTAAGCTGAAGCCTGTATAATCCACAGATATTCCCCTTTTGACAATGAAGGGGATGTTTGAGTCCAACCGTTAAAAGTTCCTCCCGACAAAACCGCTGTAGAAAAAGTATAAGTAAAAGTCCCAGTCGGGTCAGAGGGCGCTGAAGCTGTAGAAGTTTTCCTGAATAAAGATACTGTAGCCGTAGTATAACCATTGTCACCTGGAGCACCATCAGTGCCATCAGAACCCGCAATACTGGTTATCTCAGGGGTACTAAACTCAGTTGATGGGATGCTATCAGTAGCTGTCCTAGAGCTTGCTGTAGCTAAAGAGACAAATAAATTATCACCTTGGGCCAAGGTCGGTGGCTCTTGAGACCACCCATTCAAAGTCCCGCCGCTCAATACTCCAGTTGAGAACGTATATGTAAAATTGCCGCTGAAAAGTGTTGGTGCGGTTGCAGTGGAGCTTTTGTTATACAGAAACACAGTGGCGTTATTCAAGCCATCTAGGCCATCACTAGGAGCACCTAAAGCTGTAATCGCGCCAGTGCCAGACGAAAAATTGGATTTGTTGCCTGAGAAATCAACAGACTTTAACCAATAATAACGAGAGGTTCCCCCCGGCAGTCCTATGTGGGTAAACTCTGTCCCCGCAGAAGTTCCAACCAAAACAGACCCAGAGGATGAGTTACTTGTGTTGGAATAAACCTCAGTGTTTTTAAAGTCGCTGTCTGTAGGATTAGTCCAAGTTATAAGATTTGACAGGACTCCTGCGTAGCCAGAAACGCTTGAAGGGATACCCGGTGCAGTAGCATCTCCACCAGCGGTAAATGTGAGACTAACCGTTGTTCCTTTGAAGCCGTTACTTGCAACTGCGCGAACACGAAACGTATATTGTATCCCATCAACTAGAGGAGATAATTCAATACTATTCGTGTTTGTGGTCGTGGAATTGTAGACGCTATCTGAGGTGGCTTTCCACTCCACTTCATAATAATCAAGGTATGCGTTGGTTGCCGCAGTCCAAGTCAATGTAACACGATTGATAAATGTACCGTCACCTTGGGTGAGACCATCATCGCTGACCTGTAAGTTGGCAACAGAAAGACCCGCAGCAGGGTCAGGCAAGTTAGTGTTGTTGTTGATTATGTCGCTCTCTTCAGCGTTCCAAGAAAATGCAGCAGCAGAGGTTTCTCTGAGACCGAGTGTAACCCGAAGATCACCAGCGTCTTGGGAAGCCTTAAATCCCCAGCTTACAACTTCAAACTCCTTCTCATCCCACCCGTAACGATCAAGAGTAAGGCTAACTGTATCTCCAATCTCAAGATCAAATGCGTTCATACCAAACTCAGCACTAAAGGACATTTGCTCCCTAGCACGGAACAAAGTCTGTTTAGCAATACGCTGCGCTGTAGCTGAACCTGTGGTAAGCGGGAGGTCTAGCTGTAGCGGGTTGGCGTAGTCCTTATCTTCTGTGACAAATGTGGTAGATGTAATAGGTGGGTACTCAAACTCCGTCCAGTCACCACCACTGTTTGAGCCATCGTCAACTCCAGCCCAAATAAATGTACCCTGAACAGAGTTAAAGTTATCCCGCCGAGAAGTCCTTGTATTAAGGCTAATCTCACTGCGCAGGTCATGGAGGGTCAATGTCCTAACGGACGGGCTATATACACCAGCCACTAGCTTAAACTGACCAGCACTGTAGTACAAGTTACCAACACAAGCACCGACCATATCTTGTAGGTTGGTTCTTATGTTAGCGCCTGTGCTTATGACACCATTAATCTCAAATTTATTGGATTCACCCAAACCTGAGCTTGTGTTACAGTCATTAGCGGCAGTGGAAAAGTAGTCGTCGTCAATGCTTGATGCAAGCGTGTTCAACCCGTATTCACTAACGAGGTAGTCACGGATACATAGGGCAGCATTAGCTGAGTAACCTGTTGTAGATGTACGAGGGTCATAGACCTTCTTACCCTTGACTACAGCGGAAAATGAGGGGATGCCACTAGCGAACACATCACGGTTATACTCCAGCCTTACATAGATACACGAGATGCCTTCACCCTTGAAATTAGAGGGCGTGTTAGTTGCAGCTTCGTTCTCAAAGGTAGGGCCATCAGTCATGCTCTGGAGGCTGTTGTAGATATTCTGGTTACTAGCACCTGTAAACTTCTTAATGGTAATCCACTTGTTAGCACCACCAGAACCAGAAACCCAAGGTTCTGAAGTTACCTCATCGTTACCGTCAATAGTAACAACTTTGTCATTAATGTAGATGTCACCAATCTCTTCAACCTCATGCCCAGCGAGGGTAACTATCATGTGCAAATACTTGTTAGTGTCGCTTGTAGATTCCATGTAGGTGATAGTGCCACCCTTACGAACCTGACCATAGACTACGTCCCAAGGAGCAGCAGCTTGACGGAAGTTACCTAATAGACCCTCTTGCATCTTAGGTGGCTTGGGCATAAGTGCTCTCATAAGAGCGCCAGCTACAAGAGTGGTAGCGACAAACCCGGTGAACCAAATTAGAGCTATAGAAGAGGTAGACATCCCCAGACCAGCTATTATGGCATTACCAATAGTAATAGGGTCTCTGGGGGCTTTATCCCAAGAGGTATGTTTAGCTAACACATTAAAAGGAGTTTTCATCTATTCTACCCAAGCCTCTGTTATTTCTCTGACAGGTATATAAACAACACCAGATTTACTTAAGAAAGCAGCTTTGTTACCTATGCAGATACCAAATGCTTTACCTATAATTGTAGCCGCAATATTCTTATCTGTAGCTACCAATGCTCCCCTTGGGGGCACACCATTGACCCTAGTTAGCTTGCTATCTACAGCCTCTTCTATCGTGTCAAAGCCAAACTCTTTCCTTAGCTCTTTTACCTTCATGTAAAGCCCAGTGGACTTGATGTATCGTCTGTCCCAGTCATCCGCCCAACCATGTCCATACATAGCCTTCCAAGCATCGTTGGTGAACATGAAGCAATCTTTTACATGGTAGTGGAAAACTGTGTTCTTCTCTTTGTCTAGGTACTTGTACAACTCTGATAAGTCGGGCATGAGCTATCTTTCTTATGTGGGCTTAACTACTTCTCTTCCCCAAAGGATTTCCCTGTCTTGTAACGCAGGTACAAAGGAGAAGAAGTCGTCTGTAGGGTGACGTAACTTCTGGCTGTTGTCGGTATATCTGAAAGGTCTTATCCGCTCAAGTTCAACAAGTCTGCTCTCTACAGTTAAGGATATTGTAGATGCCTCACCAGAATCACTGATGGTCATAACATCCATAAGACCGCCAAAGACTTCAATGGGTGTCTGACCCTCAACGCCAAAAAGTATTCTTGCGTTACGACCCTGATACGGTTCCTGTAGAGCTAGGCTAACAAGCTGCGTAGCAACACCACTAAGGGTTATCTCAGCAGACTTAGCTGACATATCCGCAACTTCTTCTACATTAGGGATACTCAGTAAGCTACCAGCACCAAGGTAAGTATCCCCTCCGATAGTCTTATTGTCGTAGCCTGTCCACAGACGTACAGCACCAGAATCAAATAGTAACTCCACAGCGTAAAATGGCTGTATCTTGCTGTCGGTGATGCCAGATATAGTTTTATCGCTCATAGTGCCTCCATAGCCCCAAAGGTTATACCGTAGGAATTAACGTCATTAATAGACCAAGAGGTCTCATTGCTAGATAGCCTGAAAGCACCCTTAGCTTCCGTTAAGTCAGCAGAGGCTCCAGTGACAGTAGACCGTAAAGCAGGGTATATTTCCATAGTCCCACTTGAGCTAATGTCTTGGACAACCTTGTACAGGCGAGTGCTAGTATCTGACCCAAGGCTGAACCAATCCCCAGCCTTAAGAGTGCCATTGATAGTGGCAGCAACACTACTGCTACCAGACGTACCCGTAACGGACAGGGTTGTCGCTGTGCCTCTAGGAGAGGTGTTCAAGGGATCACTAAGGTAGAACGTACCTGACTGACCTCTGAGAGCCAGTAGGAAACCCACCCAAGCCTCAGCTAAGTCACCCTTGACTGGCGGTAGTGTAATGTCAGCTTGCCAAGCCTGACCACTGTAGACGTGAGCTTGCTGTTGAAAGGTGAACGGAGACTTAGAGATAGCAACAGCACTAACTGCCCTGAAGTCGATCTGAGCGATACCTATAGTAGTTGGTAACGACAGTGGGTATGTGATAGCCATTAGAATTTGCCCCCGTAAGAACCACCACGCCTCTTGGCGTCTAGTACCGCAGCCTTAGACTGTTCAGCAATCTGTGGCATCATTGATTTGATTTCACTGCGTACTGTCTGTTGTACCCCAGTGGAAATATTGATGTTCTGGTTTATGGTGACGCCTCCGACACCTTCTGCCTGAACCCCTAGTTTACCATTAGCTCCACGAGAAAGTGGCATGATAGCTTCTGGGCCAGCTTCACCCATGAGACCAGTCTTACCTCCACTCATACCAAAGTATGTTGGACTGCCGACTACACCCCCATCAGCGTAGGCTTGTATCTGCGAACCACCTGAGAAAGCACCCCCATCAGCGAAGAAACCGCCCAAGAATGTCTTGGCTGAGTTAACCATCTGTTGAACGACAAGCACTCTGTAGAGTTCTTTAACAATGTCACTAGCCATTTCACGGAAGGCATCCTTAACGGACTTAGTACCTTCAACCATAGACATGAAAGAATCTCCCATGCTATCTGCGACAAAGTTAATGAGGTCTTGGCGTTGCTGCTCCTCTTGGATTAACTCTTTAGTTAGCTGGATTTGTTTCTCAAGACTAGCGACAGTCTGAGGGTTCTTCTTAGAGAACTCAACACCAAGGGCTTGTATGACCCTTTGTCTGGCTTCGGTTTGACCAACGAGTGCGCTCTCTAGGGCAAGTTCTTCTCTAAGTTTCTGAAGGTCTGATTCTTTAGTTTTACCCGGCCTCAAGGAATCCGCATAAGCCTTTCTTAGCTCTGCCAACCTCTGTGCTGCGACATCTTGAGAGGCTTCACCATACTGGCCTGCACCCGCATTAAACTTGGCTCTAGCTAAGGAGATGGTTGTTGCCCTTAAAGCAGCCTCGTTTAAGATGTTGTCCACACGCATTTTGTGGATGTCGGCTTCTAGTTCTTGCTCTTGTCTAAAGAAATCCTCACCAGCAGTCCTCCGCAATTCAACAGCATCTTGGTCAGCTTTAACTCTAGTCTCATGTTCTTCCAAAATACGGTCAACTAGAGACTGGTGAATATCGGCATTTATGGCATCCTCTTGCTTGCCATAGGCCATGCCAGCGGCTCTTCTAGCTTCCATTGCCGATCTTTGCTCTTCAGAATAACCCTTTTGAATATCAGCCAAAATTCCAGATTCAGCGATTATCTTTAAGAAGTCATCCTTAATACCGTGAGTTACTATTTTACTGTCTCTAAGTGCTTTAGATACCTTCAGCATATTGGGAGCTAAATCTTCAGTTGGCCCCTTCATGGCATCGTTTATAAGGTTCAGGATGTCGGCGGCTTCTAACTGTATGTCCACTAAACCGGACAGTCTTTTTACACGGTTAGCTACAGCTTCTTGGCTTTTGCCAATATTAAGTGCAGCAGTCGTCTCCTTCTTTCTTGTTGCTTCTGAAAGTACGTCTCCCACAGACTCGACGATAGGCATAAGGCTTGTTGCAAGTGCGTCTTTTGCAACCTCTGCCTTAACTTTTTTGTAGGCTTCAAGAAGAGACTGTAACTCACTTTTAGCTTCCGTAAATGGGGAAGCGAGGGAGACCTTCATGACTTCTGACAAGTCCTCTGAAACAGATTGAAATTCAGAAAGTGCGTCCTTCAAATCATTTGCAGATTTATCTGCCGCCTTGCCAACATCAAAAAATGTCCTCGCTAGGGCAGAGCCTACGGGGATAAGTATCCCAAAAGCTGAGGATAAACCTACGGCAAGACCCATGCTAATCCCAAGTGGGCCAGCAATCATGGGAAGTATGCCAGCTAGTTGAGAACCTTGTTGACTAAAGGCGACAAAGGCACTTGTCCCACCTTGAACCTGAACTGCAAAGTCACCAAACTGATAACCAAGCTGCTGAATAGCCATGTTTGTGCCATTCATGCGATTCTTAGTTGCGCCTACAACCTTACCTTGTTTTTCTATTGACTTAGTGGTTCTATCAGTAGTCTTTCTTAGAGCTTCAGAAAACACAGCTTGCTGACGCATAGCGTGTCCCAGCTTCATAATCTCTGATTGACTTTTACGAGCTTTTGCATCAAGGTTCTTTTGAGCCATCACGACCCGCATGATTCCACTCATGTAGGCTTTTTGATCCCCAGTCTTAGCAAACTCTTGAGCTACCGACTTTATAACTCTCTTGCTTTGTTCGCTAGTCTTGATGAACCCAGTTAATTCTTTGTAGTCTACACCAACCACTAAACTAATATCGTCAGCCATTTGCCACCCTTAAGTATTCTAGGTCTATTCTCTTGATGGCCTCAATTTCCCAAGGCTCAATAGATGTTTCTGTAAGCTCTTTCCACGCCTTAATTTGCTCAAAGGTAATAGGCGCTGGGCCACTAAAGCCTGATCCTCTACTAGAGCTTAAAGCAGTAAAGGCAGACCAAACGTGGGATATTAGCATGGGGAAGGGTGTCGGGGGTTCCAATGCTTCTACTCTACGTCCAGTCTGCCTCTCTACTTGTTCAAGATGTTCTCGTTCTGTAGTGCCATTCTGATCTGGCCTATTGAGTTTAAACTGATGTTCAGCCCACTCAACTAGCTCACAGATCAGACCTTCGTAAAATCCAGAGAGTCAGTTACTACCTCCTCAAGCTGGCTCTTAATCCAGAAGACTTCTTCGTAGAGGTCTTTGGCTTTAGCAACGGTGAGCTTAGGTTTCTCTCCACCGTATGTAATGTCCCAAGCCTTAGTCGTCTTGGCTAGAACCTCCAGCGTAGCTTCCTCAATATCTGAGTAGTCAACATCTTGAGACTTACTCTTCTGAGCTTTCTTAAGCCGCTTGCTGATTTGTTCGTGTTGGGCTTTCTTGTACTCTTTAGAATGGGGCGCAAGAATAGTAATTGTCATATTCGTGCCATCATCATTCTTTAGTACATCACCTGTTGCTGGATGCTTGAGATCAACAACAATATCATCTAAATTCGGTGTCAGGTCTTTTAAGTCCATGTCGGTTTCCTTCGGGGGTTAATGTCG